ATTGATCTAACAAAAGGAAACTCTTTTTTGATCAGAACACTATAGTCAGATTCACTAACTGCTCGATCTTGTGCTTGATATGACTTAGGAGCAAGGAATCGAATATCTTCAATGTTTTCTTGATCGTCTCCACCGTATCCTTTCTTAATAGTCGTAGCTTGAATATTAGAGAATCCACCAATCAATGAACCTGCAATAAACGTGGTTGCACCATTCGCATGTGTGTCTTCGGTATTGACATACTTCAAACTAATTGCTGAACCATCTGCTGGTTCTCTACTAATAACATTCTTACCAAAGTCTACTTCATATATTCCTCTGAAGTTTTCAGACAAGAAGTAGTAATCATCACCAAGATTGATATTTGAAATAGTTGTTGCATAATCAAATACATAATTCAGACCACTTTCAATACTTGATACTGTAAGTGTAGAAGTATCTACATTTTGATTAGGAATAACGATTGCGGTATTAGTAGTATGTGAAAATGAGTTAGCGATTAACTGACCCTGAAAGATTTCAACTCCGTCCACAACGTAATCATTATTTCCATCAAGAGTCATTGTATATGAATCTTTCGTAATGAACTGATATGATTGACCAGCAACATTAGAAAGAAACACGGTATTTGATGGAATGCTAATATTTGTCTCAAGATTAGACTTATCAGCTGGTATTACTTTTACATCAATGACTGCACGTGTTGCTGTACGTGATCGTGGAGTATATGAAAGCTTTTGTGCATGTGATACAACGTTGTTACGAAGCTGTGCTGATGCAATGAATGATTCGTTTGCAAGCATATTAGCAAGAAAAGAATCATAATGAGTATTTCTTACAAGAAGATCAACAATAGTGTTAAGAGTTGAACCTTCAAAGTTAAAGTCATCAAATTTACCAGTAGACTCAAGAAAAACAATGAGACTCTGTTTTAAATCTTCGTGATCAAATGACGTTACATTTAGTTCTTGTTTCATTTATCTTAACCGTCTTATTGGAATTACAACTGATCGTACTTCTGGATTGTTGAAGATGTTAAAGTAAAGCTCAATATTAATGACATTGCTTTCTTCTTGTTCAACAATGATCTGTACTATTTCTACATTAGGCTCAAAGTTTCTTAAAACTTGAATGATATTGTCTTTCATTGTCTGAGCTGTAAGAGGAGTGAACTGTTCAAATAGATTATCAGTAATGTTTGATCCAGTCTCTACATTGAATCCTCTTTCATAATAGTTTGTTAGAATAAGATTCTTCATAGACTGTTCAACCGAATGTCGTCCAGACTTAACTGACAGATCACCAGTTAATGGATGCGGTATGAAATTTAAGTCTATGTCGTTTCTCATATTTCTATTTATAACTCTTATTATAGTACTTTTTCGATAAACGGAGTTGGAACTGGCCCAGCGCCTGTTGGAATAATTTCAATGACTGTCCATGTGATTGTTGGTAGAGCAATTGCTTCTATGTTATCAATCAAAGTCTTCATAAGTGGTAATTGATATTCTGATGTTAATGATGCGGTGATTGCTGAAGCAAATGCTGATACTTGGGATGCTGCATCATTAGATACCGACAGAACAGCTATACCACCATGAGCAGGAATACCTGGAACGATTAGAACAGTTGCCCAATAATTTGCTAATGCTGTTGCAAAATCAATTACGGTATTTGAAAATGTTTTTAAATATGCTTCAATAATTCCAAGTTCTTGGTCACCGTGTACTGCACCTAATACTTCACCGGTTAATGAATACGTTTCATAAGCAGAAGCAAATGAATTTGGGAAATCGCCAATAGATGGTTTCACGACACCAGGAGCTGTCGTAATAGTAAGCCCACTAGCATCTATTGACATGTAAGCATTCATATCATCAATGAATGTTGTTGAAAATAATATTGGTTGTAATGCCATTATTGATTCGTATTCTTTTTAGAGTAAACGGCTCCACCTTTAGCACCAGTGCCAGGTTGAAAAGGACCTGAAGTACCAGTTGCAGCAGGTGAAGTTGGAAATCCAAAATTACCAATGTGATTATGTGTATTAAGCCAAGGCACGAGTTCTGATGTAATCCAAGTAGCAAGTTTATCACCAAGTACAGATGGCTCAATATCTGAATCTTCACCAAGTTGAATTTCAGGAGCTCTCAATGTTGACTTACCCTGAACATCAATTGTATTTGTGCCATCAATCTTAACATCATTATTACCTTTGATGTAAAGATCGTTCTTACCACCTATAAAGCCAGATGCATCTCCCTCAATACAGAAATAACCATCTCCTGCAATGATAGTGTATTCATCTTTGACGATCTTAATTACTTTTGATCCGTCTGGATGTATTTCTTCAAATGTACCCGACTTATGATATCTGTGTAACCTTTCAGCTCCTTCAGTATCATCTACTTCATTAATATGTCCTGACTCTGATTCATGAACATGATTCTTTTGATACTCGGCGGCGTATGGTGTCTCTGGTTCACTCCATGTTCCAGCCGTTGTTTCCACGTCAGTTCGAACATTGTCTCTTTTAGACTGCACGATAGTCTCTTCAATGTTAGCATTACGAGCTAATCTGTTGACGTCTGATTCATTGATAAGAATTGGATAGATTCCAGAAGGATCATTGAATCCTTGATCCGCTAATGCTTCTGATGTTGGCTTTCCTGTAATTGAACCAACAACAATACCTTCTTGTAGCTCTTCGCCCATGAAGTATCCAAAGACAGTCGATCCAGTTACATATCCAGTTGGGCTTTGACCAATGCCTGATGTTCCAGCTGAGTTAGGAGTGATGCAAGAAAACCACTTCAATGTATCAGATGGAATGAACGATTTGTTTTCAGTGTGAAATCCGTAACAACGAACTCTTACTCTACCGAGTTGTTCAGGATCATTGACATCTTCTATTACACCGAAGAATGGAAAGAATTGATCTAGTTTAATCATACTGTCTCGTAAGAATCTTTTTGAATCATAAGGGTCTGCATGTATTTATCACTGAGTAGCTGATGATGAACATACGTTATCAAATACTTGCCGCTTGATGTTTGTGGTGTCTGTTCTTGATCTTTATTCCACACAGGAAGATTTGCAATGCATGTAACACCTGCTCGTATAGATGAATCACCGAAGACAGAAACTTCAGCTCTCATAGTTGATATTTCAATGCGTTGCATTTTCTGTTTGGTTTTCTGATCTAACGAAATCGGGCTATTGCTCGTATTAACAATAGAGCCTTTTGATTCATACGATGTTTCAAGCTCTTTCTTATACGGAGATTCACCTAAGCTCTTTGCTCGATTATAGAACTTTGCTTTGTCATATTCAGTTTTGCTTAACGATTTTGAAAACAGGTCAAAGCGATAAGATGTAACACCGTGTTGCCCTTCCATGATTCGATCAAGATACGAATTTTCGTCTAGAATTTTTACATCCTGAAATGTATTAGCTGATTCTTCAGCTCTTTGATCAACATTATCAAACATACCACGATTTCTTGACTTGTATTCGATCACAGGTTCTTGAGCATACAAAGACTGAAGCGGTTTATAATTGAATTGCAGGTTGTCTTCGTAAAAGTAATATCCAACATCATTAGTCTTGCTGTATGATTCTTTAGAAAGGATCGAGATGGCTTGTAATGGATTGAACCATCCAAAGACATATGTATAAACAACAGAAGTATCAACAACCTCTAGCATCTTCTCAGAGGCTTTAATGCGATTGAATATTTTCTTAACAATTTCAGACTGCGTATCTTCGTAAGATCTCTGAACAACCATTTTTTCTGAATTGATTGCTTCAGTTGAAATAAAGTGTATTGTGTAACCAGATGCATGTTCTGTAACACGATGTTTTTCACTGATCTTATACACAGTACCTGTATACTCTACAGGATTACCGTCGTTACCTGCTGTATTAAAAACGAGTGTGATCTTTTCTTCACCATAAAGTGGAAGAACATCTTGCAAGTTGAATGAATCAATGATAGCAATTGATCCAGACATTGCTTGTTCAAACACAGACTCGTACAGATCAACTTGTACAAAAGCATTGACAAGATCAATCTGTTTTTCATCGTCAGTCTGATCTTTGTACTTCAATGTCATTTCAACAATTGCGTACTGACCGTTCGCTGTATATTTGCTCATTGAGAAATAAGCCTATTATGTTCTCGAATTAATTGACTAACTGCTTCAGGAGCTGGTACTTTGATTTTACGCTTCTTATCATTTTCATCTACTTCATATTCAAAATTAGTCACTGTAAGTTTATCGTATTCTGGCCAATCGGAATCTACGATTGCTCCTGATGCAATTGATTCATAATGATGTACACCGTTTCTATCATCGTAGATTCGAGCAATATATGTTTCTAATGAAGAGTAGTCCAAAGGCCAGTCTTCACTAATATCATAGACGTTATTAAAAAGCATAATGATCCAATATAGATCGCTATCATTATATATTCGGTCAGCCAAGACGATAGGGGATTCACCATCTTCAATTTCATGATCAATGTAAAGAGCTTCATTACTTGTAACACTTTGTAAAAAGCCAGTACGACGAGTAATATCCATACTATCAAGAGTTCTACCAACAATTTCGTATCCCCTTACAACCGGAAATCTTTTAAAATACGGCATTCATTAGTATCCTTGTTCGTGACGTTCTTTTGTAAGTGCTTCAAGCTCTGTAAACTCAACAGTGATTTCAGTTGCAAAAGGAGAGCCATCTTCATGAGATGCATACTGACCTTCAGGGCTATAGTTGACTGTAAAGTTTGTAAGAGCACATGTTGAGATTTTGAAAAGCCAAGGATTCGGTCCCTGACGATTCAAAAACTGTATGTCAAACTCAGATGGAAATAACATATAGTTTGTTTGATTGCCGTACTTGAATTCCGGAGCTCGATTAAACTTAAATTCATCTACAATATTTTTGACTGCTCGCTGTTCTTTTTCATTCTGTGGAATCATTTTAAATGTAAAGGAGAACGTACGATTCTGAACACCGTTGAACAATACTTCAGTGTATGGATTTGCTAAAGTAGATGATGCCGTCTTACGAAGTGTTTCAAAGTTGAGCGGTGAGATTGCTTGAACAGCGGATGCAGCAGTACGAATACCAGATTCTTTAAGAGTACGTTTAACAACATCCCATGCTTTTGATGCATCATCCCATGATTCAATTCCTGCTAATCCAGAACCAGCTTCTACTGTTGAACCAAGAACACCTAAATCCTCTTGACTCCAATCTGACTGATATGAAGTAGTAACATTAGGTGGCATGAACAAATCAATCTTAGTTGTTGTTCTTACATAATTACCTGAGAATCTTCTAGCCAAACTTCCACGAGCTGACGCACTACGATATGTAGAAGTTTGAGTATCTCCTGTTTCTGGATCAATTGCTTTTTTGTAATCACCATTAGCAATGTAACTGGAACCAGATGGAAGATTGATACTAAAACGAATGATGTTCGCTGTACCTTCACTATCAAGATTCTCAGGAAACTTAAGAAGATTTTGAGTTCTTTTACTTCCTGAAAGTGTCTGTTGTAATCTTTGTGCTTTAGTAATCATTTATATCACACTTTTATAGTTGTTCTGTCTACTTATTTATTAGAAGATATGTT